AAACCCCGATCCCAGCAGGTGCAAGATACAAGGAGTTATAGGGATTTATTGGATTTTTGTGGTATTACCCGTTTCATCGTTCGGTGTGATGTCGATCATGCGGTTCTTAGCACGATCCATAAACTCTTGGAGTTTAAGAGCTATGTCTTCCCGTGTCATAGCGTCGATATTCTCGTGCGTGACGTGGCTTCTGTTGACCATTAGACCCGTGACCTTCAACCGAAGCTCTTCGGCCTTTATAGCGGCAGAATAATTGCCTTCAGCCCAAGCCTCATCCCGAAGCCGTTGCATATCCCGAACTGATTTTGTGACTGTTACCCCAAACTTGCTTTCGAGCTCCGATCTCATTTCTTCGAGCCGTTCTTTTATTTTGGGCATATTGAGTAGCTGGACTGCGGATACATTTGCGTTCTTATATCCTGCTTCTCTAGCTGAAGCTGTTTGAGTTAAATCTTTATGAACGTAGTTGTCGAGAAACTTTTGTTGCTGTGGTGTGATCCTACGTTCAGCTAACCCATTCTTTCGTGACTCACCAAATTTAGACATTGTTTTCCTTTTACGATATTTTAATCATAAAATATATTATGACCAAACAAGCAATAAGTAATAACATAATTAATTTATTATAAGTCAGTTTCACTATCGTACTCCTCATAGCTATTGCATCTACGTTTATCATTTTGACAGCTATGGTCAATACTATTATGTCCCTCCTAATTCCTGCGGCTAATATTACAATTACGTCAGGGGGGGGTTGGTATATACCCCCCCCTGTATAGGGGGTGACGTAGTTGACGTAAAATAAGTCATTGATTTTAAACGATTATTTACGTCAAATTGACTTTTTGACGTACTTGACGTAAATCCATAAGTCATTGATTTAATTACATATTCTACGTCACGTCAACTGCGTCAAAATTTGACGTGATTTATTTTGACGTAAAATAAGGTATTGTATTCCCATGTAAGGTAGGATAATGTAGTCGTACTATTAATCGTATATAAGGAAACACAATGACAAAAGAAATAAAATTTAATGACGTAGAGCTTTTATTAATTCGCACTGCATTGGAGGGTTTGAGTTGTTCAGATCGTTTGCTTGACCCTGCTAATTCACAAAAGGCAGACCAGATTAGGGCGGAGAGAAAAATAGAAAAGTTGCTTGAGCATCCAGATACGGAGTTTGTGTAATGGATTGCATAGCGTGTCCTGATTGTGGTTCGAAGGTTAAGGTTACCGACAGCCGCTATGTGGAGGTGCTTGGCTTTAAAACCAAGCGCAGGCGACGACATTGTTTAGTATGTTCTAAGCGTTTTAACACCGTTGAGTTGCCGGAAAGTTTTGTAAAAGATGTATTTGGAGAGGGAGATGACGATGAGTAGAGTGAGGAATATTGTTCAGAAGATGAACTTAAAGAAGTATTTTGACAGAAAAGATAGTTCTGTTGCAGTATATCAGCCGAGTAAAGACAGTGCGTATGTGCATATGGCAGGCAAGGTCTATTACTTTGACGACAGTACGGACGAGGCTATTTTTGATAGCTGGGACGAGGGAGTTAATGAATTTGTTCGGGTTTCGGAGGAGAATAAAAATGAAACGAAAGAAAAGAAGAAGTTGGCAGGAGAAGCGTAGGATGAGAAGTTTAAAGAGAGCATTGAGTGGCATGGCGCTTGTTGTGTCGGTTATTTTAATTTGTTTATTAACGGTGCAATTTGGTTTATGGGTAGGGAGATGAAAAATTTAGTTTGGGCTGAGATATTAAAAAAAGAAATATCTATTCTTGAAGAACGAATAGAGGAGCGTGGTACAGGACATATCCGCACCGCGATACACGTTTTGAAAAATAGAGTAGAAGAGTTAGAAGGAGATTAAAAACCCGAACAATTCTTCGACTTAATGCCAGCAGCCAAAAAAAACGGCGAGCCCAATGACAAGCTCGCCGAATTCGTTTTTCCGATTCTATAGTGATTACCCGTTTAAAATTAACTACTTGGGAATCGGAAAAGGCAGTTATTATGAAGTAAGTTCATAGTACCACATTATTTACTTTAATCAAGTACTAATCCCACCTAGCATCGCCTTCTAAGAAAATAGCGTTCCCGACAATACCCGTTTGAGCCATTTCTGTAGCGACATCGTTCCAAGGTAGACCTAAGAGCAAGCCTTCCTCATTAACTAGAAGCTGAGAATCAGGCTTAGCTGGACAGTGAACTATTTCAACTAACCCTCCGACATATTCTTGTGCTTCTTTTAATGTCGGTTTTTCTTCTTTTTTTTTGAATACTTTAAACATAACGTACTCCTTTCTTCCCACAATTTACTATATAACGTAGTACACGTCAACACTAACTCTGCATTTTTTTACAGATTATCTCTTGCAGTAGTCCCCTTGTATGTTCCATTTGCCATTGGCCCAGTCACAGTTCCGAGCCAAGAAGTTGGCCCTAATTCCGTAAACTTATATGATTTTACTCTACCAGCTTGTTCAAGTGCTTTAATGGTGTTTTTTATTGTGGTACTCTGGTTATCTTCTTTTTGTAAATCTATTACAAATGGTTCTATAGGTTGCATTGTTTCTAAACGCGCACGAACCCCATTATATTTACCGTCTTTAGTTAATGCTTCACCGTTTCGCTCACACATGTCGATAAGCTGGTATAAATTATCTTGTCTTAAACGTAGGGTTGGCGAGAGAGCTAAGTTACGAATATCTTGTGATCTATCCTCAAGTAAACCTGTGTTTTGATTCCGAATAAAGTGACGTATATCACGATTAGCAGGCCCGTTTGATTTGACCACACCACCATCGAATACGGTGTTTCGTGTATATGTTATGTTCAAATCTTTACAGCGTTCACGACCGATCCTTTCGTCCACTTGCCATACGGAGAACGCAGACCTAACGCCGTCTACAATAGCTGATGTACCCCTGATAAGGTTACGCGCCTGTTCTGGCGTTTTAATGGGCTCATTCTCTCTAATTTTAGCCATATGGTGATTAACCATGACTGTTGCACCTGTTTCTGTGGATAGCTGTGCAAGCATACCCATGAAAGCGGCTCCTGCCGCAGGATCAGCGTTTATGTCTGCATGAACAAACGATGCCATTGGATCGGCAATAAACAAAGCTAAGTTATCAATTTCTAATATCTGTTCGTACAGCCTTTCAAAATCTGAGCCCATGACATACGAGTTATCTATTCTCTGCATCATTGGGAATACACCACCTAAGTTTGGCAATGGCAAAATTCTCAGATCGTGTTCATACTCAAATCGTTTACCTCTGGGATCTAATCTCTCAATACGTCTGTGCAGTTCATCTTTATCGTCTTCCGCTGTCATAACGACAACATTACCGTGATTAGCCACTAGACCGCCAAAAGAGTTCTGCATTGATTCTCCTGATGCTACTTTCATAGCGAGATCAAGTGTCATCATTCCTTTTCCCGAATCACCTGCCGCCGCAAAAACAACAGGAACGCCCAAGGGGATCGTGTCTGCAATCAGAAACTTTTGTTCCGGCGCCCTACCGACAAACATTTCTGATACCAATAAACTCTTATCTTTGAGAGAAATGTTTTGTTTAGTCTTGTGCTGTGGTTCATTTAAGAACTTATTAATGTCAAAACCTTCTGTGATTGCGTCAGAAACATCCCACTTCTCAGGCTTACCTCTAGGTGGCGACAGCATTGTTACGGATGTAGCCCCTGCCTTGGAGGATAAATCCTGCACTAATTTTGCGATCTTTATGCCTGCGCTATCATTGTCAGGCCATATAATGACCTGTTTGCCCTGCAATGGAGAGAAGTCATAGCTTGGAGCTGACTTAACAGACAACATGCCTGCACCCCCTAAGTTACAGGTTGCTGTGTAGCCCATAGCTTTTAGATCATCTGCACACTTCTCGCCTTCGACCCAGATAACGCGCTCTGCTTCCAGAATGTCTGGAATATTATACAAAGGACGTGTCTCTGGCATTTTAGGAAACGTGCTTTTGCCAGAGAACTGCCTAAACTCTTTTTTAGCCTTGCCATCCGATCCTCGCATAATCTCACCAGAGTTATCTCTAATAAGGTATCTACGGACAGAACAAATGATTTCACCATCTTCAGACACATAGAAATGCTCACCGTCAAAGGGAGTATTAATATCTATCTGAACCTTTGCTCTTGTTGGCTCTGGTGCATCTAAGTTTGGTTTTATTGGGTTTTCTGGTGGTCTGGTACGTTCTTGTCCATCTAAGTAATCACTGAAATATTCTGTAACATCTCTCAGGGTCATTCCTCGACCCTCCATCATAATCTTTGCAATGCCCCCAATACCCTCGTTTGTATTGAAATCCATGCCTTGCATAAAGTCTGCACGGTTTACATCGACTGATATTTTAAGAGATTTACCTACTTCACCGTTTAACGATCCTATCTCAAATTGTGTTCCACGGATTACACCGTTTGGATATGTATTCACCAGTGCTTGCAACTGTACGCTCCGAGGCACTTTGTCACTGATTTCTTCTGCTAAATTACTGGATTTAGTATTGCTAAGTCTTATTACTGCCATTATTCTGTACCCACCACATAAAGTTCATTTTAATCTAGGAGGGTGGTGTTTACCGACATTTCACCCTCCACTTTTTTCATCTTAATTATTCTCCCCAACACGAGTCTTGATATTCGCAGAATTTGCATAAAAAGAAATCTCTGCTTTGTGCTATGCGAGGTAGAATGTCATTTGCTTTTATACTAGTCAAGATGTCTACCGCTTTATCGCTTGCCTCTTGAGCAAGTTTTTTATCAAACGGAACTAACTCATAATATATTTCACTCGTATTTTTATTAACAACTGTAAACAAACAATCGTTATCTGATAGATCCATGTAAGCTTGATATAGAGCTATTTGCGTTGCATATACCTTGTTTGTTTTTGCAACACCGTGTCTTACAAACTCTTTAAACTTACGATCATTTGCCGATTTATTCTCCCACAATGCAGGATAATCCATAGCAACTGGCCCAGAAACTAAAACGCCATCTATATGACCTTTTATTTGGTCTTCTGCTATTGAGAACCCAAACTGCTTTCCTAACTTATCCTCTGTCTTTAAATCAAAATCTGCATCACGCAACCATTTCGCCGCATAATCCTCAATCTCATGTCCAAACTGAAAGATACGCAAGGTTTGTGCGTTAAATTCCCTTTCTGGATCAGAGGGATAGTTCATAAACCTATACTGTATCTTTCTACTGCACTCCTCACCAATAGAAGATGCGCCTATGTATTTTCTGCTCGGTATTTTTTTATTATTTTCAACTATCTTTTTGTCTACAAATTGTCCTATTTGATTTGCTAAATCTTTAGAACGGGACGCTGGTTGAGGGCCAACTTCCTGTTGACTTAAAGTAGTTCTCTTCAAGTTTATCAATGGAAATTCCTTCTTCGATTGGTGTTGCCTGTTGTAATCCGAATATTAAAACCTCTACTTCTTCTTTTGATAAATCGTAGAGTGTTTTGTTCCATCCAAATTTTTCAAATAAGAATGTTAATTCTTTCATTGGATTTGGTTTTTCTAAAAATATATCTGTCATGTTCCCCCTTTAATGTAAGTTTTTTTTGCTTTGGTTAATAAATTTTGTTTTAGGAAATAACTTAAATTTATTAATAAATTCATCAGGTGTATATAAGCTAATAAGATGATGATAATCTCTATCACTATATTTATTGTGTATATTTCTATCTTTAAACGTAATCATATCCCAATATTTTGGATCAAGATCTGGTTTAGAAGAATAAAAGCAACCGCCAAAGATAACTTGATTTTCGCAAAGATCTATATGTTCTATAACAACTTCATCTACACGATCAAAACATTCCATGTCATCATTAGGATTTTTTACAAAACAAATCATTTTAAACTGATCTGTGAATATCTCACCCTCATCACTTTCGCTTACCAAAAAAAAATTCAACTTAACTCTCGGCATTATCGTCTTCCTTGACCATAAATTCACCGCCTAAAGCAGAGTAACCAATTTTATCTTCCCAACTGTCCTTATGATCCATTGACGATAACAACCGGGATGTTTTAACCCAATCCATCATTAGAGCCACATGACCTTCATTAATGTCTCCATCAACAGAGTTTATAATGACGTTCCAACCATCTGCTATTCTCTGATGATTTAACTTAGCGTCCCCATAGACATCAGCTCTATCAACATTAATCTTTTCTTTAGCCGAATTTAGAAGATCATTTCTCAGCATAACCCATTTCCTTAACCATTTTATCGATTCCATCTTTATTCCACAAATAATTTAACCAACATGCCGCCTTATATTTTGTCCATGAAAAATCCATGAAGCTAATTTCAACATTATTCTTTCTTAAAAGTTCCATTTGTTTTGGCGTAGCCCTGTCATTTAACCATCTCTTACTCTTGTTAGCGGCCTTACTGCTCTCAACTTCCCTTAGAAAGTCATCAGCGGCAGATGTAGCCTGTACCTTGCCACCAATAGCAACAGCCTTCAGTCGTTTGTTTTGGGCCTTTACAAGCCCTATTGAGTTATCACCTATAGTAGCGACTATTCCAAATCCGTCAAATCCAGTAGCCATCATGCATGAACCGTTACCAAATATGTCAATCCACCTAAACGGAGACAGTTTCATAAGATCAAACTCAGTGAGCTCAAAATCATGTAACTCAGATTTATCTTGACTCTCGAACGCATGACCACAGTTTGGGCATACACGCGAGTTCTGAGGGATAACCCAGCCACAGTTAGAACATTCTTTTGTAGGAGCTAATCCCTCACCGTTTTCCTCACCACCATCAAGATTAACGCCTTCGTCTAAAACGCCATGTGTCATAATGCTTGTTCCAAAGTCTAAAACAACACAGTCTTTTTTAATCATATTAGGATATAGTTCTGGATCAATGATTCTCAAACCTCTGCCAATCATCTGAACCATTGTAGATTTGTAAGAACATGGTCTTGTCAGCACAATGCACGATACTGGTGGAGCATCAAACCCCTCAGTTAAAACAGCTACATTCACAACTACTTGAACGTCACCATACTCTAAATCGTGCAAAATCTCTGATCTATCTGTTGAGGATGTTTCGCTTGTTACAACTTCTGCATTTATATTTTCAGCCAAGAACTCACCAAGCAACGCATTTGCATGACTAATTGTAGAACAAAACACAACTGTCTTTCGATCTCCTGCCTTATCGATCCACTCTTTAACTACTCGCTGATTAATAACAGTTCGGTTCATAATGGCATCGACTTGTTCCATATCAAAGTCGTTTGCTAGTTTGCGAACTTCGTTTAGTTTGTCCTTAACACCAACGTCAATAACGTATGCTCTTGGTGGAACTAAAAATCCTTCTCGAATAAGTGTCGTTAGCTCAATCTGATGTGAGCAAT